CTGCCATAACTTAATACCAAAACCATCAAGAACATTGAAGCACTTGCTCACTGTACTATCAAAATTGATTGTTATAGTACCATCTGTTAAAACACCATCAACATCTAGTACCAATAGACATATTTTACTAAAATCTATCATTGTGTATTTCAATCTCCAACAATAACACAAGGGGTATGGCCAGATTGCCATACCCCACCTCCGGAAAGAAAGTAAGAGAAGCAAAATTATTGCTAGTGTTTTCTATTCATCTTGAATCCTGTAAACTTTGAATCATGGTATTTCTCACCTTTTGAACAGGGCATTATTTCATGATAAGGAATACCGTTCAGTACTATGCCAGCAGCCAAAACTGGACGAACCACTTCATCTTTTCCATAAATAAATTGAAAAGCCTTTTCATCAATGCCACAACCCACATCCATTCCGAACATCCGAGTAAATTCATTCGTGCTCCATTTAATCCCAGCTCTGCCATGGTGATGACCTATTACCACGGACATATGAACCTTATTCATCAAATTCCAAGCTGGATGAATACTAGACTTAAGTTTTGTACCATGACGATAGGATACATTGTCAATAAAGAACCTATAGTCCCATTCCCAATTAGGTGTTTCCCATAGTTCGCTGTAAGGTTTTATCATGAATTCAGGTATGTTTACCGTTTTTGCCAATCTAGCAGGACGCTCATCATGATTTCCAATACAAACTTTCGCCTTAGGAAAAGCTTCTGCCCATTGTCTCACATGCTTCTTCGCTAATTTGTATTCATCAATAGGCCCAGGACACGCAGGTTCCTTCACCCAAAAACTAATAGCGTGCCAATCTACTACATCTCCTATGAAAATTACTTCATTACAATCCCATTCTTCATACAAATCCTTACAAAACTGTAAGTAACCTTTTCTTGCTGCGGGTAAATGTAAATCACCAATTACAAGAACTCTTGACATTGTTTACCTCCTAACCTATTATCATCAACTTTCTCTTACTTTCTCTTATGATGAAATCTTCCATTCCGCACACAACCAGCTTTTCGTATCACTCGAACTGAGTTTGCTTGAGGTTTCTTAGAAGCATTTCTCTCCACTCTTGAAGCTTGAAAATGCTTAATGACAGGATATTTCACACTAGACATGTAATCAAATATTGTACAGTATTCCTCTGGAAGAACATAGAAATCTTTCTCTCTAAGAACACTAGCTAAAGCTCTCTGATCCCATAACCTAGAATCTTTCTTACATTCCTCTATCCATTCATTTATAATTATACTTGTCTTCTGATTATTTTTCAAAAATATTGTTCCAGAAAGCAATTCCGGAGGGTGATTTCTACGGCGATATTTTGAATGATCTAGAATATGTACTCCTACAGAAAGATTGGGCATTCTATCTAGTTGATCAAAAAGAGCAGGATACCTATAGAAAACAGCATCCACATCTACATAAACTATAGAGTGAGGATGGTATTTCTCTAACATTTGTTTGAGAAATGTGGGTTTGAATTGCATATTCTTGTACCAATCACCCAAATTATCAATAGGAGTTATCTCATATGGCAATTTAAACTCTTTCAAGGATTCTATAAGATTTCTAGCATGATTCTCATACTGAGTTGCTTTCGTATAAAATGCAGCAACTAACCACATCATCTATCTCCAAAACCATTCATATGTGCCAATGTTCAAAAATATATTCATATCTATACAATAAAGTATGAGTTTTTGAAAGTGCTTCTTGAATCTTCTTCTTCCTATTTGAATAATCAGGCCCTATTCTATGAAATTGAATTAGTAGTTGTTTGAATCTCTCTATCAACCCAGTTGATATCATAAACTCCAATAACTCATACTCACCACCCTCAATGTTTATCTCTGCTAAATCCACTGATTTTACATTTAAATCCTCAAGAATTTCTTTCATAGACCTAATAGTAATCCTTTGTTTCTTGTCGTGTAGCCGAAAAATACTTGAAGAATCTCCTAATAGTGCTATGTCCTCAGAACGAGTAGATCCTCCTACTCCACAATTAAACAACCTAACTTTAGAAGAATAAGAGGATAAACGATTTCTTGCTATCCTAAAATAATCCCAGATAGGTTCAAATCCATAAAGCGTGGGGCCATATCTAGAGCAGATTTGTTCTGCCCATAATCCTTTATACAATCCTATATCAAATACACAGCTATTCTCATCAATCCCTTGGAAAGAATACATCTTCTCAGAACCATTGTCATCTAACCAGATTTGATGATTTTTTGCCCGCTCGGATGAATCCTTCTTTTCACCCATACTCTCATCTCTTTCTTTCGTTCAAATATTCAATACTGCCATAAGTTTCTTACCAGGAAACCTCCAACAACCTGCTCTTGGTTTCATTTTTGAACATCCAAAAATTGTTTGATATATTCTTTACTAGTCTTCACAGGATAAAATTTCTGTAATGTTTGCACATCAATCTGATAAGTTTCAATCTTTGAATCAACTCTTACCTCAGGTGTCACATTAAGTAATGAGGCTATCTCTGCTATTGAAATAGATTCACTTGCTCCAACATTTATCCATTCTGCCCTCCTAGCATCTACACCACCTACATCTATCTTCCAATTATCAATTATACAATCAATGATATTGGCCACCTCTTCAGTAGTAATGAAATTATAGATTGATTCAAGTTGAGTATACAAAGGTCGATTATTCAGTAAATCATATATCACATTCTTAGATAAACCAGGGCCAATCAAACCACCCAATCTAAGGATATAGAAATTCTTCTTGACCAACTCCAATACTTTTCTTTCCATGGCCCGTTTCTGCACCCCATACTCAGTGTCCTCTCTTTCAGCGTCTATGGAAGAAATATGAATAACACCTTTCATTTTCATGTGGCACAACTTAGCATAGATATTATTCTCAATTTCTTGGGTAAGACCCCAATTCTCACTTACAAGGCGTTTACTAGAATTCCCAGCACAATTTACAACTAAATCAAAAACATCATTCTCGGACACAGAAGTCTTAGAACCAACCTTAGTTATATTATGCTTATCCCCCAATTTCTGACAAACGGTTCGACCTACGAAACCATTGAATCCTAGCAAACAGATATTCATTTAAGATAAACTCCAATTTCCTCACGGAAAATATCTACACATCTCATCTTTCATGAAAACTTGTTCGACCATCCGATTATATGGCCCAAAAGTGCATCTAGGGCATTTGGTTACATCAATATCCATCAACATCTTCTTATGTCTATCCGTATTCCAATGTTTCAAAATCTCATGAGGATCAGGATAATGACTACATAAAATCAAATCCTTCCTCCCACGCATATCAAAACATAAATGACAATTCCCATCAGCCCCAAAAGTGGCTAACAAAGCAGCAGCCCAACATTTTGAAAATCCTATCTTTCTTGTAAAATTAGGATTAAACTTGTGCCTTACGCCAAAAACTCGAAAGTTCTCATCCTCTAGATCCATAGCACGAGCTATCTGATCATCCACTTCATCAAGCAAATCAGCAAAATACGGAGCTTCTTGATTTCTCGTTTTAGTAAGATTATCCCACCCTACCGGCCGAAGATGAAAATCCTTAACTCCTATCTTCTTAGCAATAATAGCAGCGGCTAATATCTCTTTAGCATTCATTGGATGTAAAAGATATTTATAGCACACATCACACCCAGTCTGCAACTCCTTAACTCTCTTACAAACCTTCTCAATATTTTCAATAACTCTTGTAAACATATTCCTATTCTTGATGCCTTTAGCTCTCATGTACGTCTCTTCGGTACCAGCATCCATTGATACCCCCATCCATCTACAAGATTCAGCTATCTTTTCAGCAGATTCATCAGTAATTAAAGAACCATTTGTAATAAGTCCAGGTTGGACATTATTCTCTTTCAACCAAACAAGAAAATCCGGAGTTGAGGGATTCATTAAGGGTTCTCCTCCTCCAGCAACACAATTAGAGTGGGCTCCCCACTCGGCAAAAAAATCTGCTAATCGTTTCAAATGATCCCTAGGAATATCACTCTTCTTTCCCTTCATGTAATCAAAAGCATTACACCAAGGACAGTTGAAATTACACCTATTTGATGGATCTGTATCTACTGTAACCGGGGGAAGAAAATCTTGTTTAGCAAAGCCTTCAAAATTCTCTCTCCACATTAGGGCTTTCATAGAATTAAAAGGATTAAATGGGTTATTCCACTCTCTCATTTGACAAGCTCCAACTCAACTTCTTGATGACAACCATTACTAACAAAACCAACTAATTTATTCACATTCATTCTATATCCTGAATCAAATGCTTCTGTCAGAGCATTTACAGAAAATCTCCTATCTCCCCAAACTCGAATCCGCCAATTCTCTGGAAGGGTGCTGACTTCATTCATTGGATTGCTAAAAACTACAGATTGATTATAACATAGAAGATAAGGAAAAGTATCTATAAATCTTCCTTTACTTTTATTCATAACATCCTCAACATGAGGCATATCAACACTGATATTTTTCGTCCAAATGGGTGTAATATCTTTTGTACGATATATAGAACTAGAAACCTCCAATGGATAAGCAAAATCAAACTGTTCTCCATTCCATTGATACTTAACCATTCTATCATTTATTCGCGAAAACTTAGGTATTCTTTGATTACTATCATGACCATAACAATAAGTGGTATTTGAACCTAATCGTAATGAAAATCCAAGAACATCCTTATTATTCTGCAAAGCAGCCTCTATTTCCAACAGTGAGAAAGAACCTGTAAACATATTGTCATCACATTGCAAGAAGAAATATTCATATCCTGCTGTCATCTGAATAATCTGTTCAACTACTCTAGTCTCTTCAATGAAAACTACCTTCTTGAATATTTCTTTTAGAACTTGATATTGTCGATGATAAGATTCACTAGTTGTCCTGTAAAGAACAATAACATCAACATTCCCTGGATCTTCACAATTTAGAAAGAAAGAATCCAAGGCAGCTCGTAACTGTAAAGCTCTATCTTTACTGAAAATTATAGACACTAGACTGGAAATCATTTGCAATTTTTTCCTCTCACAACAAATCAACGATGATATCTACTAATCTATCAACTTGAATATTTGCACTAAAGTTTTCAAGAACATATCTTCTACCAGCCTCTGCTATCTCTTCCCATTTAGGATCATCAAGTGTGTCAAAATATTCTTGAAATACTTCTTTGTAGTTTTCATTATTAATGAAAACAGCTGTTTCTCTATCCGTGAATCCCAATCTCTCATAATTGTTTATCTCACTTGCCTCCATGAATAGTAAAGTTCCGGCTGCGGGTATTTCCACATATTTGGAAACTGTATATTTAGTAGCCGCAGCAATAGAGGCTCGATAGGATTTTAGCAACTTAGGATAGTTATCATTTACAGATTTTTCCCCTCTACCAAAATACTCAACAAATGATAGCTCTCTACAAGCTCGTCTTAACATGTAAAAGGCCCGCCATTGAATAGTTTTGGGCATATCCCCTCCACAATCACCAGTCAAAAGTATTCTATCAGAAATTCTCTTGCTAAAGTCGTCATTCTCAAGTTGATATGCTTCCTGATCAATGAGACCAAAAATGATTTGATGATATTCTATGCCCTTAGGTCCATTCTTATCATACCACTCTGGAGCGTGTTCCCAGACAGCAGTCTTTATACCATACTGATTACATTTAGCTACCCATGTATCAGATATAAGATGACAATCCGGGGATATAGCTAGTTTTGGTATCTCTACATCCTCAAGATGGAGTAAGTCAGATCCTTCAAGTTGGCCATGAGGATATGTTACAATCAACATAGCATCAAATCCCTCGAGAAATTTACAATCAAGAATTCTATCATACCCAAAAAAGGATACATCTACCCTACTATTCTGTGGCAGATCCTTCATAACAAATCTATACACATTGTTATTATGATAATTCCCAGAAAGAAACAAATTAGTATTTCTATACAACACAGCTATTTTAAGTTTCTTATCCATTCTCTCTTATCACCTTTTGAAACAAATTATCAAACTTCCCAATCACCGATGCCCAACCCCAGTTATGTATAATTTCTTCCCGCAGATTTCTACCAAATCCCCCTCGCAATTCTACATCCTCTTCTAGCAGCTTAAGATGTTTAGATAAATCAGTTGGATTTCTATCCACCAAAAATCCATTCTCTCCATGTTTTATTATTTCATTAGCAACCCCAACTCTTGTGGATACAACAGGAATCCCCATTGCACCTGCTTCTAGAATAGGCAAACAAAGACCTTCACTTTCAGATAGACATGCATATACATCTAACTTATTATAGAAACCAGGCATTTCCTTCATAGTAAGATGTGTTCTATCAACCTTTTGAAGAGCAGATATGAAAATAGCTCCAATCATCTTACAAGCCTGATCAATTAACCCAACCCCCTTAAATCCTCGAGACGATCCAGCATATCCAACTACAAGTTTCGAATGATTAGGTCGTTTATTTGCATACTTCTTGTAATTAAATATATTCAAATCTACACCATCTGGGATAACATTCAAATTATCAACAAGTCCGTCAAGTTTCTTGTATTGATTATGGTTCACAAGAGTGAAATAAGAACCCCTACTTTTTAATTTTTCATTACAAAAATCTATAAGTTTTGTTCTATCATCAGGAAGATAGTAATCAGCTCTGATTCCAAGAATGGTTTTCTTCACAGGCAATCCAAAAGTTAAGGATTTTCCTGTGTAAGCCCCAAGTAAGTACACCACATCAAACTTCTTTGAGTCAGTATGGGCAAGATCATCAGTCGTTACAATCGTGAAATCATACTTACATGACAGTCGCATCTTCAACTGCAAAGCTATCTGATGAAATGTCCATCCTAGAATATCCACAATCAATAATACCTTTGGTTTATGTTGATCTTCCATCATGGATCTTTTATCAATCCCTTCTATCAATTCTGCTTTAGTCATTGGAGGATAAGATTGTCTCCAATACACCTCCGCTCCACATCTAGCTTGTAAACTTCTGTTAACATTTCCATCACACAAAGGATTGCCTCTATTATAGATATATAGAATTTCATCAATATATTTTACATGCTTATGAGTGGCTATCTCAACCAATGGTCTCATTATAGCCACATCATATCCGGCAGGGAAATACTCTCCTGTCTCGGAAAATCTCAGATCTTCATCCTTAAGATTTTTCCATAAGAAATACTTGTAGGTTCTTAGATGCCTCCAAAAATATGTACCATGTCTAGGATCATGACCCGGAGGAGTAGGCCTAGCTACCTTATCCACTACATCCCCGGGCACACGCTTAAATGTTCCATAAGTCAACCAAACCTCTGGATCTTCATAAGTTCTCGCTACTATTGATAAAACATCCGGAGTCGCCAACCAATCATCCCCATCCACTAATACTATTACATCCTCATCCTTACAATCAGCTTTCTGAATACCCTTAACAATATTAGCTAAAGCCAACACTCTTTTAGTATTCTGCACAAAGACGAATCGATTATCCCCCCTAATCATCTTATCTATCTTCTGAGTGGTATCATCTGTTGAAACATCATCTATAACAATAGCTTGCCAATTATCATATGCTTGAGATTTGATAGAATCAAGACATTTTTCTATGTACTCACTACAATTATATGCTGGGATGATTACTTTCATATGTGAAGTCATCAATTGCCTTCCTGCAGCTTTCTTCTATACTCTTCTATTCTTGGAAGATACCATTCTACTGTCTTAGTAACACCTTCTGCTAAAGTAACCTTTGGATCATATTTCAAAACTGCTCTCGCCTTTGAAATATCTGCTATGAATCTACATACTTCTCCAGTACGATTTGGCTCACAACACAACTTACTATTGGAATTAGTCAATTCTTTAACTAACTGAGCAACATCCTTAATTGAATGCCCCTTCTGAGTTGCAATATTATAAACCTCATTCTTTGAAATTTCAAAATGTTCCAAAGCTTTCACTACTCCATCCACTGTATCCTCAACATAGGTGAAATCAAGAATCTTGCTTTCTCCATAAATATGGATATTCTCACCTTGCAGAGCTTTTAAAATAAATAGAGGCACAACACGATCACTATAGTCAAACTTTCCATATACATTTGAAAATCTTACAACTATAAACTCAATACCATAACATTGCTGATATGAATGTATTAAAGCTTCCCCAGCAACTTTTGTAGCCGTGTAAGGACTTTCACAATCCTTAACAAAAGCTTCATCCTCCGAATGAAGAATGCGACCGGAATTCCCATAAACTTCTCTAGAACTAGAAAAAAGAACTTTCTTGATGTTATTCTTTCTAGCAAACTCTAGAACATTGTACAGCATCATAAAGTTATCTTTAGCTAAATCAGGATCTTTTACCAGATTATAAACTCTAGCATTGGCAGCAAAGTGGACGATTACATCAATATCTAAAGGCAATTTCTCAAAACCGCTAGAATCCCTAAGATCTACACGAATGGTTCGTTGATGAACTTCATCATTCCATTGATTTTGATGCTTGATATCTACTCCTACTAAAACAGCATTTCTCTCCAATAATGTTTCACACAAACAATTACCAATGGTCCCCGAACTTCCAGTCACCAGAACTTTTAAATTATCTAGTTTCATAACTATCCTTCTCTATCCAATAAACCTTTCTTGTTCCTCGAACTTTATGAGCATATCTTGCTAAGATTCTTCCACCCACTATTGTATCTATCTCCTCTTCCGTCATACTCTTATCAGAAGGAAAATGAGGAGGGACTATCAATTCTACAAAAAGATACTTTTTCGCTCTTAATTTGTATTCATCAATTTTATTTCTCAAATTACAATAGTTTGGATCAATTTGATGATGCACACTTAGATACAAGATAATATCGAATTCACCTCCAGGATCCTCTACAACGAAATTAACATCCTCGTGCATAACCCTATCCCGTATTATTTTGGCAGTTTTCACTCCAGCAAGTCCTTTATCAAAACCCACTACTCTAGCACCGTGTTTGCTGGCTTGGAATGAATGGTAACCATAATGACACCCTATATCCAATACTGAACAACCTGACCAATCTACAATATTCATGGTGTCCCAGAGAAATTTACTTTGTGCCCTTTTAGTGGGTGAAAAATCAAAAGTCTGCCACCAATATATATCTTTCGCCCATTCCCTTATCTGGTTCTCATTCCAGTATTCAGCCAGTTCTATCTCCAACTCACCTTCACGAAAATCTTCAGGAATAGGTTCCTTAGTAATAATCTCCAAAAGACCTACACCTGAAGTGTGGTCATGACTTCTTTTAACCCAACCAAAATAATCCCTTCCCCCTTTTGATATTCTTGTAAACCAAAACCAATCAGTGCCATCAATTTTAGAGGGCCTAATCTTCTTAAAATAAGAAGCCTTCGACTTATCAATCAACCTAACATTAAATGTTCCAAACATTTTGCAACCAAAATTTCTAAAGAAGCTATCAATAAGCCCATCTGTCTTACCAACTTCGTGGGCGTGCCCACGACCTGTTGTGTATCTGCAAGTTGTTTTCACTCTATCTATCCCCTGTGTTTCCTTTATGTCTTCCATATACCTTTACATGACCAGTATTCCCAGAAAATCCCCAAAGATTTGAAAAAAGAGCCAACTTATCTATCCACCAACCAGGAGAACGAACACTAAGATGAAGAACCTCATCTATCTTCTTCCCCATATTGTCAGGCTGACAAGATATTGTACAATACCAAAACTTTGATACCCGATTTATTTCTTGCAATGCCACCAACACTTTACTTGGTGGAATATGTTCAAGAACATCACAGCATAACAAAGCGTCAAACTGAAGAGATTTATAAGGAAGTTGCCAAACCGAAGCTATAGTTAATCTCTTCTTATACTCCGGAAATTTTAATACGTCTACCAAATCCACACCGAATACTTGATATCCAGCCATTGCTAACTTATGTAAACCAAAACCTTCTCCACATCCTAATACGAGAATAGACTTAACCGGTCTTTTATCTATCCAAACCAAGAATTTAGAAATTTCTTCACATTCTCCAGACCAAAAAGTATAATCAGGTATTCGCCATATCCTTGCATACTTGTCTGTCTCTCTTGCAAGCAAGGAAGCATCTGAAATTTCATCTTTCATTACAATACTTCTCCTACACTCTTATAAGATATGACATCATTAAGTTTACTTATAGATGAACAAGAAATCACCTGAATTCCTGAATCTAGAAGTCCTCGTAATCCTATTCTAAAATAATTTTCATATGTACAAAGTTTTTCAGAGAACTTCTGCAAAGATTCCCCATATCCAGAATGGAAGTGAGTTTCATCAGTAATAGTTAGATCTACACCAAGAAGATAAATCCTCTTGTAACCTAGAATTACTGCCAATTGGAGAGCACAGAATCCAGAATTCAATCCTGTCCTGAAATCATCAAATGAGAAGCCAATCCCATCTGCTCGATAACTTTTCACAACCATATTAAAATCATTCAAATGATAAACCATGTTGTATCTTTCATCTACAATTTGGCCGTTCTTCTCCTTAAGAAAAGGATGGCTAAAATCGGCTACAAATATTTTAGGTGTTTTAATTTGACTAAAACACCTAGTCCCTATCTTTCTCGAAAAAGTATAATCTACTGTAATGAAATAGGAAGGAGATGGGACATCAAGAATTGATTTATTCGTGACGATTGTATTTTTTTGTGTAAGTTTGCAAAAATCAAAATTTTTGAGGCTTGGACCTCCTCCAAGAACGAAAACTTCACTCTTCATACCCTTCTCTCTATTTTCTCTACACTCTATCCTTGATATTTTCTTAGAAAACTTTCTAAGGAATCTTTCTCAAAACACTCTAATCTACTGCTAGAACTCAGATTCACCACCTTTATCCCTTCTTTAGCAATAGTGGGAGCAAAAACATTGAAATATATTTGAAACTTATCTAACTTGTTTTGCATGGAATCAAATCTTTGACCTTGATAACCACTATGCCAATGAGTTCTTTTAGTTTGGTCATCCACTTTCATATCATAACCAAGAAGCCCAATCTTTGTAGCCCCTAAAGCAATAGCCAACATCAAGGCACCAAAACCACTATTATTTCCTCCAAAAATCCCCCTCTTCAAATCAAAACTTAGAACTTTCTCCTTTCTAAGATCTTCGACCACATATACATCAGAATCAAGTTTGAAATTTCTTCGTTTCAAAAACACCTTAATTCCCTTGTAATCTAACCATTGTCGATGTAATTCTATTCTTTCAGGTTCTGTAGGTGCATCATATGTTACTTTATCATAAAATCCCATATCCATTCCGAAATTGATTGTAGTAGGAAATTTAGTGAAAGATTTGTTTATACCAATAGTCAATTCATTCCTTATACAATTAAAGTTGAAATTCCTAAGGCTTGGACCTCCACCAATAAGAAAACACCTCCTATCCTTCCACGATGTGGAGGATAAAATTTCAGATATAGGTTTAGCTAAACAAACTCTTTCTGAAGCTGCTATTATTCTAGTTGATTTATTATGTTTTATTGTAACACCCATGTAAGTAATCCACTCTTCTTTATTGTTTAACTAGATTTCCTGCACCAATAGGTAGCCATCTTATAGAACCAGAGAACGTACCACCAGATGTTGATACTTTACAATACTCTCCTGACTTAACAGGAAAACTAGCTGCTTCAGGACTATTTATAGCATCACTGCCTGCAACAGCTGTAGTTGGTGGATTGCTACTATCAGTATATCCAAAAGTTCCTGCACCCGCAGCGGAAGCACTAAAAGACATGAACCCATCGCAATCTGCCTTATACACAGCATCTGCAACAAGGGCATTATTCAAACTATCTTTTGTTGTCCAACTTCCAAAAATATCCCCACTAGCAGACATTGGAGACGAAATGAAACTTCTAACATCTGTTATTCTATCTGCGGGTATGTTAGTATCACCATTAACCACCCTAACCTCCGCCAACACTAATTTTCCATTATAATCAGGGGCTGAAGGACTTGGAGTGGCTGTTCCCTGCTGTATGGCTATTGCTCCTGCATCAGTTATATATACCAAATCAATTCGTGAATTAGGAGAACTAGGAACAGCAAATAGACCAGTTTTCTGTTCGGAAATAAGTACATATCCACTACTTGTTTGTACTCTTCCAGCTCTAACACGAACCCTCATTTCCGTCTCACTAGTAGCTTCAACCCTTAAAACTATGTCTTGAACATTTAAGAATGTTCTACAACTATAATCAAATCCTGTCAGTGTTGCTCCAGAAAATTCACACTTACCTATTACTATATCATTATCTTGAGCAGCAGCTAAAGAAGCAATAGCATGAACTTCCACATAATTGGCTATCGTTTCAGCAAAAGCCCAGCGAAAAACTATGAATGGGGTTGCAGAAGAAATGCTTCCAGAATCCAATGTTTCAGAATCAAGAGTAGCATTAACACTAGATTTTGAGCTAATCTGTTCACTATTATCTCCTATTTCAAGAGCAAAAGGAGATAATGTAATCCTAGTATCAAGAACCTTTGTTAAGTAGCCACCATTGTAAATTCCACGAGGCCTTATACTAAGATGTCTTTTATTAAAATCTTCAGCAGTAGCTTCCTCATAATAATTATATGTAATGTCTTGATTTCCGTGATCTATTGCTCCCACAATTATTTCTCCTATCTATGTTATTGTCTCATACACTAACCATTACCAGCAATTATTGCTCCCATAATCTAACCGCTCATACTTTATCAAGATAATTCTTGTACAACCAGAACTCTTGGATAAGTAACCCCTTGCTGATTAATGCCATTCGCTGGAGCATGCTCCCCGCCAGTATGCCACTGAATCTTATAAACATAAGTTCCTGCTGATATCTCATCAAGATATTGTAAAGTGAAAGGTTTCTCTACATGAGATCCTTCATAATTCTTATTTCTGTAAAGAGCTTCAGATAGTTTAGTAGATCCCCTAACAAGTTTTACATACATATCTACTCTAGATGAATCCCCTATCATCTCACAAGTGAATGTCACGAAAACTTTTCCTCCCATAGTAGTTATTGCTATTGACATATCAGGCATATCTGTATAACTTAATGATTTTGTATTGACATTTGTACTCCCAACTGCACTAAGAGCTTGTCCAATAGATTTAACTTGCAGTTTTCCATCACTATTCTCTTCTATTGTAACATCATCAGGAGAAACATTTGGTGATATGAAATTCCTAACATCCTTTATCATAGATGCTGTAATATTTGTATATCCCGCAGTTAAAGTAATCTCCGCCAACACTATCTTTCCTTTATAATCAGGAACCACAGGATTCAAAGCAGCAACTCCGGTTTCTATTTCAACTGCCCCAGTACTTTTATTGATATATATCAAATCTATTCTACTATTGCTTGCAAGAGTATCAAACAAATCACTCTTTTGATCAGATATATCAATTACTGCGCTATTAGTTTGAATTCTCCCCGCCCTAATTCTAACTCTACGCTCAGAAGTCTCAGTAGGTTCTACCTTCAAAAATAGATCTTGAGTACTTGGAGTGGTACGAGGATATGAACTATCCTGATAATTAAATCCATTAAGATTACCACCAACGAAAGTACACTTCCCTACAACTAAATCATTAGCAGCAGGAGTAGCTACAGCTAACAATTCCATATAGTCGGTTACTGTACCAGTGTATGCCCAACGAAGAACTATGTAAGGAGTCCCCTCTGCCACGGTGAGATTCACGGTGCTGGCAGTCTCTATTCTTACCTGGTAAGTTCCGTCACTAATTTCACAAACTAGAGTTGATATTTGAGCAGTAGTATTATCAACTACACTAAGATAGCCCCCGCTATAGATTCCAGTTTGTCGAATTCCTTGAAATCTCTTATTTACAATAGATGAATTCGCCGGTCTATAGAATAAAATTGTAACAGTTTGATTCCCAATATTAGCAGGCACAATTCTTCTCCTAACTTAAATCACTTCGATAAACTTCTACAATCACTTCTAGCTCAACATCACTTGATTTATCTATCCTTGGAAAACAAGACAGCAAAACCAGCTTATCCGGTATTCCTGGAATATAAAGACCTAATTCAGAAATGCTATTTTGTACTGTGGCTTTTGGGACAATAAATTCAAATGTAATCTTATCATCTTCTATTGTTATATCATCAGGATCTATCGCCCCAGTAAGAGCAGGGGTCTCCACATCAACACTGCCAGATAAAGAACAAGGATAATTCCCTGTACCTAACACCCATTTAGTTATACTTTTAACAAATGCTTCTGAAGATTGGTCAAAAAATGTTCCATCATCAAAATTCCAAGCATCTGGACTTCCCTCCATATCAAAAAACTTAATAGAGTATTCCCAGTTCTCTAATACTCTTGTAAAAATTTCACCATCTGTTTCAATCACGTTACCAAATTCATCCGTCTTAGGATTAAGAGTTATTATGTAATGAGGAACAGTGTGTACAGGCCTATTCTCCTCTATCCGTTTCACGAAATTATCCGCATAGTCTTCTCGCCATAGATAAAGAAGTGAACCTACCTCATACACCTTATTAAGAAGTATTTCAAGACCAAAATGAGGAGATTTATAGTAAGTACTGTCAAATCCTGGGGGATTTTCATCCTCAGCCCCCACAAACCAATCAACCAGATGAAACGTAGTATAATCTTTAGTATACATATCATATAGATTGACTGTGAGTTGATAAATTAAAGCAATTACTTGTACTACTTTGTAGGTTCCTTTTAACTTGTACCAATCAATAGCTTGGGCTAGAGTTTTTCTCATTTCAAGTTCAGTTGTTTCATCCTCAGGTGGAAAAGTTACTCCTATAAGGGCACCAAGATGCCTCAAATATCTCATTGAACCCACTGTATAAGGATTTTCTAACTTAATTGTATCCTGAACTAATGATAACCAACCACCTACTTGGAGACCCACCTCATCCAGATAATCAATCAATATTTGAGAAATTCTAAATTTCTCAGGTACTAACTGCAGTAAATCTAGAGCAATTCCTGCAAAAAGATCAAGTTCAAATTCAACCCCAACTTCTATCTCTTGATCTATAAGAGGATGACAAATATAAGAGGATGTTTCTGAAAACGAAACATCTCCTAGTATCTCTCTACCGTAGTCCCAATCTATATGGTAGCCTTCATCAAGTTTCCAGTCGGCCATTATGTCACTCTACCAATATCTATATTCACACTAAATAAATTCCAGCTATATTGATTTGGATTAACTACCACTGTCATTTCATTTGACCAAGTATCACCCATAACATTAGAAACTTTACATTTATAGATTCCAGCATCAGAAACATTCGCATAGAAGAATAAAGTAGAACTTGTCTCTCCCTCCATTAGAGAATCATCCTTATACCATTGATACGTCGGATCTGGAGTTCCCGTTGCCGTTACAAATAATTCTACTAACTGCCCTACCAATACAGTTTTATCTCCTGATTGATCCGTTATCGTAGGAGCTACACCCTCAATTCCCGTAACTGTCAGAATATCACTATTACTTCCCTCGGTAGGAATTCTTTCTGCAAGTAAAAGATTACAATCTTCATCAAACACACATACATTATTTCCAGAACCAGACTGTTCTATTCCAACAACAACCCTATCAACAGGAAGTTCATTAATAGATCTTCCAGTATCATTAAGACTACTACCAGCTAATATATCTCCATTTGCGGGGTCTAATTTTATTACATTATAGCCAGAATCAAGAATATTTGCTTCACCTGTCGCATATAAGTACCCATTAGAATGGTAGTATGTACCATATATTTTAAATCCCGAACCATCAAAACCATTGACACACCAATCTCTTGTTGTGCTTTCAAGAGGAAATTGGAAAACGCTTACTTTTGGGTATAATTGCCGAATTTCTGCAATACAGACTTTTTCGTTACCATCAACTATCCCTATAGATACACTATAAACGCTAATAACATTATCCCCTGTAGGATAAGTAAGTAATACAGTTCCATCAGACGAAATTCGAATAGGGTTTTTACAGTTACTATGACATCCTAAAACAAGTGAATCATCTGAAGCTATAGCCATAGAAGGGATAATGGCTCCAATTTGATCATAATAATATTTATCCCATATTAAACTTCCGGTAGAGCTATACTTTCTAACATGATTTACTACTGCAACGAAAACCTCTCCAGTACTTGCAATAGCCAAATCATAAATAATTTGATTTACTCCAGCTGGTGTTTCAACATAGCCATCACTTCCCCAAGTGGTATCTAGAGTTAGATCTGACTTATATTTAGCAATTCTGTGTCTATACAAACCAGAAGTTTCATTACTGACAGCAAATATATTGCCATCTTCATCTTTAACTGCTACCGAGCAATCAGCAGCTAAAAGAACAGCTACACCTTCTTCATAAAGAACTGTATGAGCAGAATCATAATAACCACATTTAAATAATGATACTGGTCCGGCGGCTGCTTCTCCTCCTACAAAAAACTTGACACTAGTGGGAGTGGATGTTTGATTAAATTCAAATTCATATATCTTAGCAATCTTAGGTTGAAGTCCATTCTCATTAGAAAACTTCAATCTAGCTTTTGTAACATATTTAGTACTACCTATATCTACTTCATACCAAGTATGAGAACTATGTTCATTATCCCAATACAAGCCATGCCAAGCATCATTGTAATAAAGTTCAACTTGGCATTCATCTATTCCAGAAGAACCATCCCTATGAACATTGAATCTAATCTTATCACAAAAGATTGGTTCAGAAAGAATTAGATCTAACCAACTACCCCATTGAGGACCTATACCTATGCTTTCCTCAGCATAGGTATTCACATCCCCATCATAAGCATTGGGTTCATTATCCCATTTGGTATCTGGATCTAGAAAGGATGTTGGGCTAATCCAACCCATAAACAGCACCTCAAAATTTTACTTAATCTTAATTCTTATTTGGAAAGTAACAGTATCCCCACTCAGAATTGTTCTCTCAATCGCCATAGCTACCGCACCAATCAATGACCCGGTATCATTAAGTGAGGTTCCTAAGAATGCCCCATTAACAGGACCTATACTACCACCAGAAGCAGTAAGAGAGAATTCTTTTGAGACTACTCTCCAATCACCTCCATCTTGCTCCAAAGTAGGAAATCCTACTGATGATCTTTCACACACAGTACGAGCATATCCATTACCACTAGGTTCCCCTGGGATAGTAGTAAGAACAGTGCTTTCGGAAATTGATCCTTTGTAAAGTCCTACATAGAAATTAGTAGCCGGAAAGTACGAAGCAGCATTATTTCTAAAGAAGGTGTCCACAATGGCCCGTTCTCCCTCATCCACCAAAATATTTGAACGTATTTCTTCCCATTTCAACCTTCCATTCCCATCATAACATTTAATATCCCAGATAGCTTCATACCATTCATGTTTCTTAGACATACTATACTCCTAAATTCTATCTACAACTACCCTTCCATTGCAATATTGGTCACATCCACTTCATACAATTTACATATTTGTTTCAAAGTTGGTTCTATATTATCATGAGCATCTTGTTGATATCTTACATAAATACTCGAAGAAGGTGCTGGATTAATATCCAATACTAGCACTCCAGTTGTATAATCTATCTCACTATTTACTATTGTATATCCACCAACAATTCCATCAAATGTGCCAGTACCATCACCATTATCAGAATCAGTAGTTATGTAAACTCCATCAACAAACAATCTGACTGATTCCGGAAGAATGGGAACAGCATCAAGAAGCTCTCCATAATCAAAAGTCGAATCATAAGAATCACTTAAAGCCTTTCTTATCTCTAGAACCATAGTAACATACGCCACACTATCAAGATTATCTATTGCTGAAATCACATTGCTATACTTTACTTTTGTTCCTAACTTAGTAGTACTTCCAAGTAAGAATTGAGCAGCTATGGCAGTTTCCGCAGCTGCCTGTGTCTCCGATAATGAGTATCCAGTACTTACAGTTATCCTTAAAACTGGAATTACTTGAAGAAACACAGGTGTCACGAATTCATACTTAACTGTTAGCATTGATATGTCATAGATATAATCTGAAAGGGTAGTCTTGAAGGTGGCATCTGGCAGTTCCCATTCCTGAAGAATTATACTCATCTTCACTTTATTGAGCATTTCATAATCAGCTAGAACTCCTTCCTCTTCAGCCTCTTCATTCTCACCCCAAACATTAACATTTGCAACCCCGGCATAATTTTCAAGGATAGCAATGAAATCAGTCTTACTTACTGCTCTATCTCCAGTTTTGAAAACTCTTGGCGCTTCATATCGAATTTCCTCAATATCCTCATCATCATCACCTCCAAGAAATGAACCCGAGTTAGTTACAGTAACAGTTACCGAATCACCATCCTCATCATAAATAGCATCATTAAGAGTAGTAATCTTGTCAGGATAAGTCACGTTGCCACTCAACCCTGCGGATTCAATGTATTGAATAATTATAGTTGAACCAGTTTCTGGAGCCCTCCCATTTACATTATCTCCAAACTTAATTGTAACTGTTCCATCCATTTCAGTTATGACTCTGTAATGTTTGGAAATGCTATCACTGTCAATAAATGAATCTACCTTTGTCCATTCTTCCCTATCCACTAGTATTCTCAAAGTTGGATTATCTATATCAGCAGAATTCTCAACATTCGTACTACTAATTAAATACTCTTGATTTATTATTCCATTCGAGGTTGTCTCAATCTGCTTCAATTCACCTTGAATAGAAGATGCATCAACGGAAGTTTGACCTTTTTCAATAACAACACCCTCATTCGTTACATACTTAAGGTTATCCACAGATTGACATTCTGTATACTTAGGAATGTATACTATCTTTGCTAGAGGCCCGGATATGCTAAAAGTTAAGTCCCCAGAAGAAGAAGTTTTTCTCTTAGGGTTATAATTTAGCAGTGCTACAAGAGCTAGAATACTAGAACGATTTTTAGCGGTTAGAATATAAGATTCCTCAGCCCTTCTCTCAGTATAGTATAATCCAGCATTAAGTATATAAGCGAGCAATTCAATTAGCATTTGTCCCGTGGCAGACCTATAAATATCCTTCCAAGCATCCTTATTTTTAAGCCTATCTTGCAATGCTGCCACTAAATCATCAAAATTATAATTACAATAGGATAAAGTATTAGCCATTACTCTATTTCTCCTAACACAGGTCTGGCATACTTAAAGATTTCATCATACCCTCGTATTGAAAAGGATATTTGAAGTGATATGCTGTTTCTATCTGGATCTGAAAGAAAAGCAACTTCTTGAATATCGACCCTGTCATCCCAAGTTTCAATAATATCTTTTATATCTCGAGATATGAAATCAACCAAATCACTATTAATCGTCTCAAAGACAATATCCTTAAGAACACCTCCAAATTCAGGCAGCATAACCCGTTCTCCTCGATATGTTCTAAGAATATTATCAATAGAAGTCATTACCGATTGTATGTTGATAACTTTCTTAAGCCCTCCTTGAGCATCTTGTACCAGACGATGATCTAAATCACTCCAAATCTCGGAAATTTGTACTGCCATAATTATCCTTCTTACTCAATAGATACCTTCCTATCTGGAGGCTCGATAATTGCACCACAACCAGCTATTGCACCTTCGGTTAGAATAAGTTTTCCTTCATGAAAACTCTTTGTAGTTACAGCTAATATTGTGGTTATTCCATGTCCTGGAATAGGGCAACTATGTTGAGCTCCTTCAACAGCTACAACTCCTCCTCCCACGGTAAACGCTCCACTTTGATTGGAGCTTATCACTGCACCCCCATGGGAAGAACTATCACCAACTAATACAATATTCATATCCTAAGGATTAATCTGAATTGTGGTTCCACTTATGATTACATTCCCACTACTATCAATAGTTAGATAAGCTCCTGAAGGATGAATAATCTTAACTTTCTCACTCCCGCTCTTATCATTAATTGATACTATAATACCACTCTTCGTTTCTAGTACCTTCGTACTAGGATATTCGGTTAAGCGCTCAGCAGGCAATCCATGAATACCATCAGGAGCTTCTGCGAAATAAACTGGCGTATTCAAATCACCGGCCTCAAAGAAACACCAAACGAAAGAATTCATCTCTGGAACAGCAAAGTAACCATATCCAACTCCTGAACCTGAGAATATAGGATATGCTGGAACTGCCCAAGGTATATTTACAACTTCTATACTATCAAACACTCCAAATATCTGAACTTTCAATCTACCTAATTTACTAGGATCAACATTATCAAGAACCTTTCCTCTAAACATTCCACCAAACTTTGTTGTATCTTCTATAAACATTACAATTTTCTCTCCACAGAGGATTTCATCAAACTCGTCTCCATCTCTGTATCAACTCCGCTCCTAATCAACAAAAGATTTGTTAAGAATGATTGACCTATAAGATGAACCACTCTTTTCACCATCCAGAGACCTGAGTGCTGATACACGAATAAATCTTTTCTGTGTAACATCTCACCAAATATGACTTGTACTATATCTCCAGGAGCTATATTCTCCAAGCCATAAGTTGATGCCCACATATTAATCAATTGTCCTAATCTGCTGTAATAACTATTTCTTACCCTACCGTCAAAATCAGGTGTAAATCTATTGCTCCGGCCCAGAAGAAGATAGAAACTCTCATTTACGTCATCATCATCTATCAACAAGTATTTCGTTAAGGAGGGTTGAAAATCTGCTACTGATATGGATTTATCCACACACTTCCCAGTGTCATAATCAAAGTAGCTATATACTTGTGATTTAGCTCCATAGTCAGTAATGAGTCCTGAATTATCATAAATTCTGTAAGTGAGAATAGGATAATGATCTTGAAATGTATCCGGTCCTACTATGAACTTATACTTGACGGATGTTAAATACAATTCATTCAAACTCTTGAATACAAAAGTAGTCTTTCCTTCCACATTTCTTATGAAACAATGGTATCCAGCCTCTTTACCAATACCCACAACATTCCTTGTCAAATATCTTAACAATTTTGAGTTAGTCCAATGAGGTTGGAGAATCTTCTTATCATAATTCAATGAAGCTCCTACATCTGATTTCGTAGTTTCCAATTCAGTTGACGCAATATCCTCCAAACTAGTTTTCAAATTACCTGTCAAACTCCTGCATCTATTAGGAGAAAACAATCCATTAATATTCAGAATCCCAGCAATTTCATATTTATTATTCTCTAAACCCATCCTTCTTTCTACAATAAATTTGAACTCATTCAAGTTATCATAACTGCTTCCTCTAGCTATCTCAAGACTTATATTATTTGAAGTTTTATCAAAAGGGACAATTTGGGTCAGAACATTCGTTGGGTCTGCTACTCGTAATCTAAAAACAGGAAGTAATCTATCAATATCCTGAGTGATAGTAAATTCCTCAATTTTCTGTGGTTCAATTGGAACCACCACATCACCAATCTTTATATTCAGAATGTAATTACCAGAGATTATCATGACGTTTTACTTCTTTACTACCTCACACGATATTGTTTCTGAAATTCATAGATATCAAGTTTGTTAGGTATTTCTAAAATCATCCCCTCCTTCAAATCAGAGAGAGGATTATCAATTCCATTAACTAGAAGAATTATCCACCAAAAGTCCACAGTTCCATATACCTTGTAACTGATAAGATCTGGACGCAAAAGATCAATTACACTCACTCGATAATAGCCCGGAACATATGTTGTGTCAATCTTAGATAAGGTATTCCACAAAAAATCTAGTTCCTGAATGTCATCTGTTGTTAAAACATGATAAAACTTCGTCCTATCCATTTGATACCTGCTTCACTTTCCCCTTTATGACCCTCTCTGCCATATCTTTTCGTATAGTTTTGTTAGAAAAGTTAGATTTGCTGTATGCCTCTTCTAGTGTTTCAACTGTCATCATTTCATAAGATTCAAATACTATGTTAACCTGAGCACTTATAGGATCTCCCTTTCTTACAAATTTGGAATGAAATACTGGAGTAACATTCTTAACTACAACATTCCAGAAACTTAAGAATCGACCTATATCAACTTTTATAATATCCCCACCTTTTAAATCATTCACTATCTCATCTATACTTCGTGTGCTGTCTCTCGTAAATAAACCTTTGGTAGTAAATGGTGTAGGACCAGGAGGAGATAGAAAAGTTCCTGCTACTCCCTTAAGAGTCTCCCTTACCTCGTGTTTTGCTGTTTCCACTATACCCGGACGAGCCTTCGCCCAAGATTGTTCAAATTTAATGTTCGCCGGAAGGGTCATTGCTTGTAAAAACTTGCACGGCTGGACAACCTCTCTATATGGATCTTCTACAGCTTCAAATTTCAAATTCAGTGATATCTGCAATGGAGAGGAACCCTGCCAAATTCTACGACTTGTAGCTTTAGTTATCACTGACCATCTACCGCTTGATACTGCCTGTATTGCTAAATTAGCAAGGTCTAATATTGCTGTAGGTACAACATACTCCCATCGAGATTCAACCCTCATCGTTATATCTTCTTGTAAAACTCCTACAACCGTACATTTATTTCTATAGCTTGTTATTCTAACTAAATATTCCGGAGCAACAGGTTCTCCATCCGCTGTTACATATCCATATCTTTCAAGAGTGAAGCCAGCAGATTTGGGTTTCTGTCTCGCGAGTTTCCCAGCTTTAGCTACTTTATTTATATTCTGCATTTCCCCTACCTTTCATCAATAGTAAGTTCTCCAGAAGCTCTCATACCAAGAAGTGTATCAGCTGAATCATAAGGGTTACCATAACCTCTATTTCTAATGTTTGGTACTGATTTTTCTTTATCAATTGAATCAGCAAGTCTATCTATAGATCTTTGTAATTCTTGACCCCTCTTCTCCGTATCTCGCATTATATCCCTCAACTCCTCAACCCCCAGCTCTCTCCCTCTTGGAATTGAAGAAATAGGAGTAGAAACTTCTGGAATCTCAAGATCAATCGTAGGTTTCATACCTAACTTTTCTCTTCCTTGTGATATAAGACCCGCTACCCCTTGTTTCCACGAGTCCCATGTAAGAAGTGATGGTCCCCACCTCTTTGCTTCCCTTTCAAATTCTTTTTGTAGGGCTTTCTGATAAACTTTCCTTGCTCTCCTACCAGCTTGACGCTCCTCATCAGTATCACCAAACATAGTCAAACCTACAGCTTTCCTTAATCCTCTCTCAAGGAATCCTTTTTGTTTCTCTTCAAATCTCTTTACATTTTTGCGAACGTCAAAGTACCCCTTAGTTA